GAACTACGCACTTTTAACTGACAAAGGAAAAGTAAAACTAACTGGTAACACCATTAAATCTAAAAAACTTCAGACATATGTTGCCGAGTTTTTGGATGCAGGATTACGTTTGTTACTTGATGGTAAGGGTAGTGAATTTTTGGAATCTTACTATCAGTATGTGGATGACTTATTTAATCAAAAAATACCAATTGCTAAAATTGCAAACAAAGCTCGTGTAAAACAGAGTATTGATGATTATAAAGTACACACAAAGAAAAGAACTAAATCAGGTTCTTTGATGTCTCGTCAAGCACATATGGAATTAGTATTAAAAGAAAACATTCCTGTTGGTTTGGGTGATACAATATATTACATAAATAATGGTACTCGTAAATCACACGGAGACGTACAAAAGAAAGGTGATGAAGTTATCTTGAATTGTTACTTGGTAAACGAAAAAGATATTACAGAAAACCCTGATATGTTGGGTGAATACAATGTTCCTCGTTATATCTCTGCATTTAACAAACGTATTGAACCTTTGTTGGTTGTGTTCTCACCTGAAATTCGTGATGAAATTTTGATTGAAGACCCTAAAGACAGACCATTCTTTACAAAGACGCAAACTGAATTGGTTCGTGGATATCCTCGTAGAGATGGTGACCAAGATACTTTGGAAGAAGTATTAACTTTATCGGATTCTGAAATTGCGTTTTGGAGACACGTAGGTATTGACCCGTATTACATGTACTTGGACGGCACTATTGATTTGGTGGATAAAGAATGTGTTAACAGAAATAAGGTATTAATGGATGATATGTCGTATCAACCTAAAACTGTAATACCAAAAGATGAATTGTACGAAATGGATGAGGAAGGTAATTATCTTTACTCTATGGATTATTAAGAATTCTTTAATCCATCTGATGAAAGTATATACCAAACATCACCAACATTTTTCAATTCAATACTTGCAAATTTGTTAAGTACGATTTCATCAAATTCTAAATCAAACGAATGTGGTGATTCAATCACACAATCCGTTAATGATTTAATTGTGATGTGTTTGTTAACATTGTGGTTTAACGTTACTTTTACTGTTTCACCACTTTGTTGACCTTCATAAGCTCTAACAATTAAGTATTTTTCTTCTTTTGTTGTGTAATCACGAAGAGTAATAACTGCACTATCTTTTGTTCTAAAAACTGACATAATTAAATTACATAAAATTGTCTTGGGAACGCTCTGTATTGGAGCGATTTATTTAATTGTTCTGCAACATTAGCCTCTCTTTCCATCATTTTTTCAGGACGTAATCTTTCTAATCTCGCAGTTAATTCTTCCATTAATTTAGATTTTTCATCTTTTGCTTCTGTTAACAATGAATCATATTCTAAAGTGACTTCTGAATCTGGCGTTTTTAAATTACCACTAAATTTACCTCTAACCCTACCTAAAGTTTCTTTAACGTAAGCAGTAAACCATCTACGTACCCATGTTTGTGCGGGTGAGTTTAGTTCTGTCCACGACATTTCATCGATTGGAATATCAGAAGGTAATTTTACAACATCAGGGTTTGCCGCTAAACAAGCTTCTCTATCATCTGTATCGTAATACCAATACCAACATCTATACTCGTTATATTGAATATTTCCAAAATCAAATTTACCACCAGGTACGTTCATTAAATGAAGTGCTTTTTTACCATCAGGTAATGCGGTAATTCTATATGTTAATTCACCTGAAATAATTCTTCTTTTAATATTGATGTCTTGCATTCTTAACAAGATATCAAATGCTGGTGTAATAAAATAGTTACCCATAGTTCCCATTTGAGAGAAACCGGCTGCGCCACCTAATCCAATTCCACCAAATCCACCAAATCCACCCATAAATGGGTCAAAGAATGCGGCATCTAATTCAGACCTTGAAAACCATAAAAGTTCGTTAACTTCACGACCTGCAGGTATTTCATAAATTTGTTGTCCTGGTACTAAATCAACATAATCTTTTTTCAGAACCCAATCACCACCAGCTTGTAGTCCAACAATTTTAGAATATGCGTAAGTATATTGAGTTTCCCAATCTAAAGAACGAGTAGTAAATGCTCTTGTTAGTGATTGTTCATCAAGATTCATTCCGTACAAGGAAGTCCACTGATTTTCAATCAACCAATCATTAACATATTGTGCGTAGTCCTGAATTGATAATTCCAAAAGGGAATCCATCATTTCGTCTTCAATTTCTACACTTCTAATTGGTGCACCCAAAAGGTGTCTAATACGAGTGTATAATTTACTTCTATCCGGTTCTTTGATGATATTAGTTACAGCCATGAACTTTTATTTATAAATATCATTCAAATACAATTTCTTTAATTGATTCTATCATCAACACTGAACACGTACCTTCCATCAACAATTTCGGCGTTGTTTTTGAACACAACTGTACCATCTTTATCATTATGAAATACTAAATAATCTGTTTTGTATGGTTTAACATTACCACTACCAAATACAGTTACTTTGCCATCTTCTTCTTTAATATCATTAAATGGTTTAATCTGCATTGTTTTTTTACCTTCAGGAGTTTCAACATATGCGTCAATACCACCTAACATATCATCAACACCACCTAATTCTCCTACTTTAAAAACTTCTTGAGTTCCAAAAATATCTTTTAGGTTTACTACTGCATTTATTTCTCTCTTATCTCCAAATTTATTGGACCTATCTAATCCTGACATAATTGTTTGGAATGTACTTGATTCAGGATTAAAAATCCTATATCGTAATTCCGTCATGTACCTAATCAATCTATCTGTTTCGGATAACTGTTGTTGTTCGTTTTGACCAATATAATTGATTGGATTTATACCAACTTTTTTTAAGTATTGGTTTATATCATTAGTTAATGTACAAAATGCAGTGTAATTAGTGTTTAACTTATTAATTACAGAACGACCTGGTTGTTCATAGTCGTATATTCCTGACATTTGACCTGATGCATATTCATTCTTTTCAAACCAATAATCGGCAAATACTTCTTTTAATATATCCATAATTGCAAACATAAATTTCTTTTTAACCTGTGGATTTCGGTTAAATATCATTCTATATGTGTTAACTTGTTTTGCATTACATCCTGCAGAAACACCCTCATTAATTACTTGTTGAATAAACTTTCCTTCTTTAACTTTGTCTTTTGTTCTACCTAAATAAAGTTTATTAACAAAAGGCCAGTTAATTACTTTCCAAAAATTCTCAACGTATTCGTCTCTTCGATTCCTGTATTTCAAGTAATATGCGTGCTCCCAAAGGTCTAAACCAAGTATAGGGTAACCGCCAAACTTTACTGTGTTCATCAACGGGTTGTCTTGATTGGATGTGGTCATAATCTTTAACTTATCGTTGTTAGTTACCACTAACCAAACCCATCCAGAGCCAAATTTAGATTTAGCTTTCTTTTCAAATTCTTTTTTAAAATCCTCGTATGTACCAAATTCTTCTTTAATTTTTCTAAGTATAGGACCATATACACGAGTATTTTTTGGTGTTAACATCTTCCAAAACAGTGCGTGGTTAAATGCACCGCCAGCATTATCTTTAATACTATTATTAAATCTACTTATACCTTTTACAATTTGTTCTAAGTCCAAATCAGGACCTTTTCTTTTTTCAATTGCCTTATTTAACTTGTCTACATACCCCTTGTAATGTTTATTGTAATGTACATACATTGTCTCTTTGTCGATGAATGTATCTAAGGCAGAATAGGAGTATGGTAATTTTTCAATACCAATTTTTTTCATTTCTAATAAAATTTCTTTGCGTGATTTTTCCGTTACAGATTCTTTAATCGTATTGTTATCTGCAACATTTTTGTTGATTTGTTCTTCGAGTTCTTTAACTCTTTGTTTTAGTTTTTTGAAACCCATCTAAAGTTTTATTAATAAATAATCTCTAGATGTAAAAAGGTTATTTTCTTCTTTGTGAAATCTCATTTAATATTTCTTCTAGAGTATCACCTTTACCTTCGTTGTCACCCATTACAGTTTCAAAAATATTCTTCTTCTTTGATAGGATATCATAGATAACACCTTCGATTGTGTTTTCAAATATTGGGTAGAATATAGATACGTTTGATTTTTGTCCATATCTATAGGCTCGGTCTTCTGCTTGTGCGTGGTCAGAAGGTACAAATGATAAGTCGTTCATAATGGCAGCTTCTGCAGCTGTTAAGGTGATACCAACACCCGCAGCTTTTAAGTTACCAACGAACACTTTTATTTTATCGTTCTCTTGGAATTGGTCAACCGAATGTTGACGGGCAGGTTTAGACATACTACCATCTAAAGTTACTGCTGCTTTCCCAAAATGTTCTTTTATCATATTCAGTGTGTTTGTAAAGTTTGTGAATATGATAACTTTTTTACCTTGTTCAATTATGTTTTCTGCAAGTTCACAAGTTTCTTTTACCTTATTTTCGGCAATTACTTGTCTAACTTTCATTAACTTTGAAAATTGAACGGTCAATGATGATGATTCATCTGATTGTTCATACCAGTCATAATATTCACCCATTAGTTGTTCATAATCACGAGATTTTAATCTCAAATAAACGGGTGTAATAATTTTGTCTGGTAAATCTAATATGTCTTCTTTTAATCTTCTAAGTACATGAGTTTTGGTACGGTCTCTTAGTTCTTCAAGATTGTCAGCCCCTTGAACGTTCCATACTTTTCGTTTACCAACAGTGAACTGATATCCATTACAATATCTTTTTACATATGCCATCCAATTGTAAGCGACGGGACTATCAACAAGATTAAGAAGGTTGTAGTAGTTCATCGGTCTTGATGTCATCGGAGTACCTGTTAGTAACCATACCCGACCAATTTTCTTACAAACATCATTAACAATCTTTGTTCTTTGTGCTTGTGCGTTTTGAATGTAGTGAGCTTCATCGACAACAACCAAATCAAAACCTTCATTTAAAATTTTTGATTCGTCAGGTAGTTTTGAATCGTGAAAGTTTTTAAGGATATCATAGTTGATAATCATATAGTCGGCACTTTCCCAATTTTTACCTTCGATGATTGAAATTGTTTTATCTGTGTAATTTTGTATTTCCCTCATCCAGTTAATCTTAAGTGATGCGGGACAAATAATTAAAACTTTTTCGGATTTTGATTCTAATGTACCTATAACGGTTGATGTTGTTTTACCCAAACCCATGTCATCTGCAAGGATGTATTTGTCATTAGCCACCAACTTTTCAATTGCTTCTTTTTGGTGTTCCAACGGAGGTCGATTAGAATACTTTGAATAATCTATTTCAACTTTATTTTCTTTCTTTCCTATAATTGCGGCTTTTGGTAACCAAAAATCATAAAATTCTTCGGATTCAAATAGTCGACCCCAAATATGAAATGCTTTATCTTTTTCAACTAAAAGTTTTTCAATATAAATCTTTTCAGGTTCTTTTGTTAATAGTTTGTCTTCCATCATTCTTTTTGAAAAATAAGAATCCAATGGAACCCATCTTCTTGCTAGTTTTGGAACAACATCTTTATAGTTGTTTATGTAGTCAGCTTGTGCTCTTGTAATCTTGAAATTTTTGGAATTTTCTTTCTTCTTTTTTATTGCAAGAATATAGTTATTAAAACCTTCGTATTCTTCAAGAACACGCATGGCTTTAATTTCAGGTATGTTAGAAATTGTATTGTTGTTTTCTTGCATCATAGAAATAAATTTAAATATAATCAAAAATCAAATATTTATCAATATATGGCACAGAGAAGAGTACCGATAACACGTTTAAATAAGTTTTTTGGGTCCGAGGACTTCAATCTCGAAATAGAAATGGGTCGAGAGTGGTTGAACGGAGACATGAACTTTACTCTTGTATTATATAGTGTTGACTCACAAAGAACAGTTAAGGATGATGTATATGGAGAGGTTAGTTCTGACGGTGTACAATTTTACCCACCTGTTGAGTTTAATGCTTTGGTAAGAATTGAAGCTCCAACAAATGATTTTATTAATGGAAGTAGATTATTACAAAACGAACCAGGTAATCTTATCTTTTCTGTTTATACAAAAGAATTACAAGAAAAAGATATTGATATTAAGTTAGGTGACTATATAGGTTATTGGATTAGAGAGAATGAAATCAAATATTATTCAGTTATAGATGCGGCAACCCCTGACTATGACAATAAACACACATACGGTGGATACAGAAGTTTCTATTATACTTATACTGCAACACCTGTGTCAGAAAACGAATTTAGAGGAATATAATGGCATTACCTAAACAAATAAAAAAATATTTACCACTTACTCCTGAAAAACAACTTTTAGAGAGAAGAGAACAACTTTTGGAATATATCCAAAAGGACGGAACTTATTTACCTAAGGGTATTTTACATGCCGATTTGGATAGGGGTATGTTGGATTTTGTTCGTGATGAATTGGAGTGTGTTGTTGACGGTAGTAAAGTTCATAACATTGATTTAATTATTACTCTTCAGAATTGGGCTCAGTTTACACAAACATGGAACATTGAGGATTTGAATGGTAACGTTCAGTTACCTTTTATTACAACGGTTAGACAACCTGAAGTTCCATATGGTTCAAATCCATCTTTACAATATACAATACCTAATAGAAAAGAGTTTCTATATGCTCAGGTTCCAACTTGGGACGGTACAAGAAAGGGTATGGACATTTATAAGATTCCACAACCTGTTCCTGTTGATATCACATATGATGTTAAAATTGTTTGTAATAGAATGAGAGAACTTAATCAGTTTAACAAAATTGTTTTACAAAAGTTTAGTTCACGCCAAGCGTATACCTTTATTAAAGGACATTACATTCCAATCATATTGAATAATGTTTCTGATAATTCAGTAACAGAGGTTAACAAGAGAAAGTTTTATGTTCAAAACTATAACTTCACTATGTTAGGATTTTTAATGGATGAAGAAGAATTTCAAATTTCACCTGCAATTACAAGAGCACTAACAATGTTTGAAGTGGAAACAAAAAGGGGTGCAAGAAAAGCAAAAGCAGAGCCATCAAGACCTGACAACTTTAATTTGAATATTGCTTTTTCAGAATCTCAAACTGAAAAGAGTGAGACATTTAGATATACCGTAGATTTATTGGTTGAAACAACCACTAATGTCACATCATATGATGTGTATATTAATGACTATTATGTTGGTGAGGATATAAGTACTATTCAAATAACTGACGGTGATTTAGTTAAGATTGTTATTACAAAATCAGATGGTTCAAAATCCGCATCAATTAACGGAGTTGCATACCTTAAGTAATTATTCACCGTATATATCTTTTTTCTTCTTGCATTTTTCCATAATAAGTTTTTCTAAAAACTTATACATTTTTAAACCATTATCATCACAATAGGTTTTTAGGACCTGGTGAACTTCTTTTGATATTTTTAGGTTTTTAATCTCACTCATAATTTGTAGGTAGAAAAAAGGCAGAAAAAATTCTTACTGATAATAAATATTACCCTTAAGTAAATGTTTTTTGATATTTTTCTAAATATTTATCATAAAAATAAATCTAAAAGAAATAACAAGTTAAATGGCAACATCAAACAAAGTATTCGTTTCTCCTGGTGTATATACCTCTGAAAGAGACCTAAGTTTCGTAGCTCAGAGCGTAGGTGTAACTACATTGGGTATTGTTGGAGAAACCCTTCAGGGTCCAGCATTCGAACCAATTTTCATCACAAACTTCGATGAATTTCAAACGTATTTCGGTCCTACATCACCGGAAAAATTTGTAAATACTCAGATTCCAAAATATGAGGCAGCTTACATCGCTAAAGCTTATTTACAACAGTCAAATCAATTATTCGTAACAAGAGTTTTGGGTCTTAATGGTTACGATGCGGGTCCATCGTGGTCCATAACAACAATAGCAAATGTTGACCAAACAACCGTTGGTGTAACAGGAAATACAGGACCTGAAATTTTATTATTCTCAGGTAATACAAATGGAACATTTAGTTTTACAGTTCCTTCAACACTAACAACTAATTTTGCATTACCATATACAACATTTAATGGAGGTACATCAAGTATTAGACAAGATTTTGTTACATACTTAACATCTGTATTAAATGCTCCACATAGTTCGGGTGGTACTGCATATTTTTGGGGTACTGTTAGTGATAGTTCATATACTGATATAACAAGTATTAATGGTGGTTATAGTGCTGACACTGAAACTTTTGGAGTTTCAGGTATTACTGAATCTACTGCGGATTATACAAGTCCTAATGATGACCCTTGGTATTATGCATTATTTAATAACTACGGAGGTAATCACTACTATGGTTTCTCTTTTGGTGGTATGGTTAAAACATTAAATAATGATGGTGGTGGAGCGTTTTCAGGTTCTGTTAATCTTTACTATTCAAAATATTCAGGTACATCGTACACAGATTATGATGATGTTGTAGTTGCAACTCTTCGTTCACGTGGTGTTACAACTGACACTTCAGGTGGTCCTGTTTATACTGTTACAGGTACAAGTGATGTACAATTAGTCACAACAGGAGCATATTCAGGTATTAGTACAAACCCTAAATTAACATTCCAAGTTTCGGGTGTTACAAGTAGTGGTGATGACTTTACATTTGATACATCATTCGATAGTTCAGCAACAAATTATATCAGTAAGGTATTTGGAAAGGGTAACTTCTCTAAACCAAGAACTGAAGTTCCTATCTTCTTAGAAGAAGTTTTCCAAACAACTTTGAATGATTCATATAATAATGGTTACATTAGAGGTATTAACTCGTCATTAATTGCTTTACCACAATCAAGAGGATTGGATACGACTTCAATTGGTTGGTATTTAAATAATTATCAAACACCTGAAACACCATATGTAGTTTCAGAACTTCGTGGTAATACAGTTTATAGATTATTTAAGTTTATCTTAATCTCTGACGGTAGTGCAGCAAACAGACAAGTTAAAGTTTCTATAGCTAACATGCAGTTTAGTAATGGAACATTTGACATTATTGTTCGTGATTTCTTTGATACGGATTCAAATCCTGTAGTATTGGAGAAGTTTACAAACTGTACAATGAACCCAACACAAAACTCATATGTTGCACAAAGAGTAGGTACTGCTAATGGTGAGTATGAATTAAAATCAAGATTTATAATGGTTGAAATGGATGAAGACCATCCTGATGACGCACTTCCTTGTGGATTTGAAGGTTATAACTT